GTTGGGTCGGGGTCTTTGCTGGTCATGGCCGTCACCGCTGCTTCGCGGGCGCGGGCGTACTCGGTTTCCGGAATGGCCTTGGCGCCAGTCAGGTAGGGGCGGTTCGGGTCGTTCTTGTTCCAGCAGGAGAACTGCCAGGGCGCCTGGCACACGCCGACATAGCCCTCGCCCCACCAGTCTGGCTTTCCGTCGCGGCCCAGGTCGGCCTCCACCCGGTTGCGGATGCAGCGGCCAACCGCCACTTGCCCGGCAACACCCTCCCCTCGCGCCTCGGCCCAGATAGTCCGGGCCAGCACGTCAATGTCCTTCTCGCTCATACTTTTCTCCAGGCCCAAAAAAACCCGCTCAGTGGCGGGCATGGTTCTTCGGGTCGAGGCTGGTTAATTACATCTTGCGCGCTTGCACTAGGCGCCACGAATAAAGTGCTGCCACAGGATCAGCCAACTTCCACGGTATCGACCACCGCAAGCCAGTGGATGCCTGTCGCCGCGATACCCGTTACGGTTATGACCACAGACCCTAGCGTCGTGTTGGCTGTGACAGCTATCGAAGCGGCTGACAGAGAAGCATCGCCACCCAGCGAGGTGACCGTTGGCGAACCAACCAGCGCCGTTGTGGCCGCGGTGTTAGTGCGTCGAGCAATCGCCGTCACCTCCCACGCCCAGCACTCCCCGTTCGCGGTGTTGCGGGCGATAACACGCCCACGAATCACGTATGCGTTCTGGCTTCCTAGCGTGAGCGAGTTGGCCGCGACTGGCGTTGCTGACGCGTCAGCAGTGAGAACTGCCGGCGTGGCATTCGTTGTCGCTATGCGCAGCGTGTAGCTACCGGCCTGGGCGTCACCAACAGCATAGAACTGCCCTGACGCATGCACCACTGCGCCCGTTACACCCTTGGCAGACGCCTGGTATCCCCCGAGTGAAACCGAATACAGACCGTCCGCCACGTTGCTGCGACCGCCGGTGGTGCTCGCGTAAGCCGCGGACGCAGTATTCGCCGATCCGCCGAGGTGGCTGCGGTAATCGCCTGCACCTGCACATGCGTTCGACACGCCTCCACCGATAAAGCAGTACGAGCCGGAGCCTATGGCGTTGGACCCACCCCCGACAATGGCCCCATACGGCCCAGCCACAGAGTTCACGCTGCCACCTGCGACAACTGCCTGTCCGCCAGATGTCGAGTTTCCGTTTCCACAGAAAACCCCGTCGTTGCCCCCCGACGCACTGTTGCCGTTACCGCCCCCGACCGTGCTGCGCATTGCGGACGCGAGGTTGTCGAGTCCCCCACCTATAACTGAGTTGTCACCAGAGGCGACCTTAGCGGCATTGCTGCGGCCTGTCTGGAGGTCAACTGCACGGGCGCCGCGTTTATTGCCGCCAGTTGCAGTGTTGTCAGGGACCGCGGCCAGCAGCGCCCCTGTCCCTTTTGGGCGTAACGACAGGTCGACGTTTGCTTCTGAGGAAGTCGCCGTTAGGGACACCGCCGGGATCGTGGCATTTGGTGCGGCTACTGATTTTGCTTCGGTGAAGTTGGTCAGAGCAGCCCCAGATGGGTCCGCCCAAGTAGGGACCCCACCGGCAACGGTCATTACTTGCGAGGTCGAGCCTATGGGCAACCTGGCAGGTACACCTGCTGACCCACCGTAGGTCAAGTCGCCAGCAGTGGTCATGGGGTTGGTCATGCCTGATTGCTCAACCCACGAAGATGCCGTTCGCCCATAAATTTTCGGGATGTTGGATGAGTCAAGCTCATCCATTACGCGGACGGACATCCCCAGCGATGGAGCCAAGAATGTCCATGCGGCAACACTGGTCAACCACCACGCTAGATAGCCGTCTTTCCCGGCCCATGCTCCAGTGCCACCGGTCGCAACGATATACAGCGCCCCATTAGCGGGAGACCCAGGGGGCGCAGTCAAGTCCTTGTCGACCACACGCGGCATGGCCAGTTGATCGAGTATCGCCAGCGCCTGGTTATGCGTCAGCTCTTTGCTGGCCTGCGCCGGCGAAAGCTCTGGCAGCGCGAGTTTTGGTGTCGTCACAGAGTTGCCTCCAAGGCATACCCACGCCCTACCACGCTGGACAGCTGGTAGATACGCACGGTGATGGATGATTGAGCGGAGCCAAAATCAGTTGTCTGATCGGCAGCGGTATAGGTGGCGGCTGGCGTGACGCTAGCGAGCGTTCGCTTGACCGTAGTGCCCGACATGATGTCGATTTCATAGGCCTCGCTCGTTTCGCCAAGGCCAGCGTCTACGTTGTCGCGCCAGGCGCCGCCGATACGGGTACGGCGCTTCCAGCTGATCGCAAGATTGGCCGACCCATCACGCACGCCTACCGGATGGACCGGGCTCAGGCATTCCAGGTTGACTCCCTGATAGGTGAGCGTGGCGCTGGAGGCGCTGTCTATATCGGCGCCCGAAGTGATTCCGCGGTAGGTGCGCGGCGCGCCGATCAGTTCGGCTGGCATGCTGATCCAGGCGCCGTCCGGGTCATCCAGCAACACAAACAGGTCGCCGGCCACATGCAGGCCAGTTGCCCACTCGGTGCCACGGTCGCCGCGGATCAGCGTACTGATCGTGCGGCTGCCATCTGCATTCAGGGTGGCGCCGGCAAAGCGCAAGATTTCCCAGCGGCCTGGCGCACCATAGGCGACCGTGTTGGCGCCGTTGAGCATCTGCGCCTCGGTGATGGCCGAGAACTTGCCAGACAACAGATCGACCGTCAGCGTTGAGCCGTAGTCGATCAGGTTGCCGGCGTGTACGCCCAGCACTCCACGGGCGTAACCCAGCGTGCCCTTGGCTGCAAATGCCTGAATGTCGTCCCAGGTCTGGCCATTGTCCGCAGAGCGATAGATCACTCCACCCGGCCATCCGTTGGTGTAGCCAGTCATCACGCCGACCAGGCCTGGCTCGTTCTGCAGCGTTTCGTCAACGACGGGAATGTCCAGCAGCGCATACAGCGAGGCGCCTGCCAGCGCAATGGTCGTGGCGTCCGGCGTTTCGTCCGACGCGGCCTGCGAGATATACAGTGAGGGGTTGTTGAGCTTTGCCGAGCAGGCCAGCGAGCCGTCTGACTGATAATTAACGGACGTCAGGCGCAGCTCATAATCCGCATAGCCGGCATGCAGCGTTACCACATCGCCGGCCTCCAGATACCCGAAGGGCGGCGGCAAGGTGAACGGCCCGAAGTCGGTCCGCTCCAGCCAGTACAGATTGCCCAGGCGCTCGACCACCTGCAGCGCCTGGCTCGCGCCCATGACAATTGGAAGTTCCATGGTGCGGGTGTTGACTGCTCCAGACGAGAGGCGCTCCCAGAATTGTTCGTTGGCGTCGTAGTTGCGGGCCTTGTCCAGGTAGGTGGCAACGATCTTGGTCGGAAGCTGGGTGTCCATTTCCCGTGCTTGGCGCAGCTGCTCATCAATGCCCAGGTCGCCAATATCAATTGTGGCCACCGAAGACTGTCCGCGCGGGACGGCCTTGATCTTGTAGCCGGCCTGCACAACATCAAACGGCCATGCTCCGCGCAATGGTTCGATTGCGTTCCGTATAGATCCTGTAGCTGTTACCTTGAACCCTGTTACTGAATCCTCTAGGCCAGTCGAGTCAACATCTGGAGCCTTAATAAGCGACGATAGCTGCGCTTCATTTGTGAAAATGCTAGAAAGTTGTACATCTTGAGAGGTTAAAGAAAAAATAGAAAATGCTTGAACCTTGCTGCCATTAACAAGGCCGTTGGCTCTATAGATTATGCTGTCCTTTACGGTTCCAGGCTGTCCGTTATTAGAGACTCCAGAAAATGCAAATAAAGAGCTTGATATTGACAGAATAGATGCGCCGGTTATTGCGTCAAAAGCCTGCAATACCTGATTATTGGACGGCAAAATCCATAGCCTTCCTGAATCGTATGAAATTGAAACCGGTCCCGATATTAGTAGGTAGCTGCTCGTAAAGCTTACGGCGGAAATTTCTGTCAGGTCGTCAGCGGAAAATCTGACAATTTCAGTCGATGTTACTGCGTATATTATTCCAGACGATACTGAGCAAGCCAGATATTGCCTTGATGTATTTGAAACTACACCAGACTCATTTTTTAAGTATAGTCCGCGACCAGATCCAAACGTATAAAGCAGCAGAACGTCACTGCCAATCGAGAAAACAGAAAACACATCACTTGACGAGGTGTGACTAAATCCCTCATAAATCCCGCTGCTTGTAAGAATTGCCCCTCCACTAAGCATGAAAGCATAATCAAACCCAAGTGCTAGCTTTGCTGGAGAAATAATAGATCTTCCTCCAAGATTGTAGGTTATTAGGCGCTGGCTAACTGTTCCTGTTCGATGGTATCTAATGTTTTTAGATGTCGAGAATTCTGGAGCGAAGCTAGAGTTGTATGTAATGGCTATCACCCCGGACTCAGCAGGGAATGCCATGCCATTTTTTGCATCGCCTGTTAGGTTGGTGTCGGCGACCTCATATATTTTTTCAGGGGCTACGCTTGCAGAATTAACAACCTCAACCTTAACCTGTGCGCCAGCAACGCTGTTACCGTAGTTAGTAAGCTTCAAGTCCTTCACAACGATATAGGCCAATCCACGGAAAGCAGGGCAATTCGCAACACCCATTTCTGCTTGCATGCGCGGGTCAGGCTGCTGGGTATCTGTTCCGGTGTAGATTGTGAACTTCGCGGAAGCCTGGTTGCTTGAAATGATCGTTTCAAGGTCATCACTTCCGGCGTCATAAACAAGATCAGGCCCGACCCATATCCGGCGCAAGCCTGCAATCGGCCCCTCGCATAACCCGACAGCGAAGGTCGCAAAGTAGGTGTAAGTCTTGACAGTGCTAGTCGAACCGCCACCCTTGCCGCCTGACTTTTTCTTTTTGACGACCTCTTTAATCTTGTTGTTTTCCAACCAAAACACGTTACCGGAAAGCCCAATAGTCCCGTATGTGCGTGGTATGAATTGTCCGTAGGTGCTGGTTTGCACAGACAGGTCAGATAGGCGCGGGCCGGATTGGGTTGGGCCTTTGGGTGGATCGAGGTAGCCGCCGGCGGCCATGCCGATCTGCGCGCCATATAGCGCGCCCGTTGGGCCACCCACAAAGAAACCAATCGCACCGCCCGCAACGGCGCCAAGCGCCTGACCCGTACTCATGCGATCCCCTCAAGCCGATAAACGCGCATTACCCGCGCACCCCACAGGGCATCCAGGCGGTGATGCACAACGCCGCCGTGCTCTTCGCTGGCGTGAATGATGTAGGGCTGGCCGTCGATGAAGCCGGCGTGAAAGCCGATGTGCTGCGGGGCGCGCTTGATGCGCATGCACAGCAGATCGCCTTCCTTGGCTTCGCCCGGATCAATCCGGCGCAGGCAGGGCTGGGCGTCCAGTTCGGCCTCCAACTTCCCGTCGTAGGGGTTGCGCGGGTATCCGCTGGCATCCTGGTGTGGCAGACCCAGCTCACGGCAGACCTGAATGAACAGGCCGGCGCAGTCCATGCCCAGGCCGGGCACACGGCCCTGGTGGGCGAACGGGGTTTGCAGGCAGCGCAGGGCGACCTCGATGGCGGGATGGGTCATTTGTCACCCCACTTGGTGGCCTGGTTGTTGGTTGGAATGCGGGTGAAGCCGCCGAAGTTGAGGATGTTGGCCCACTTGTCGCGGCAGTCCTCCAGGCGTTTGCGGCAGCCGGGGATCAGGATGTAGGCGTCGCCGACCGCCATGGCATAGGGCAGCGCCTCGAACACCTCCAGGGTGCCGTCCGCCTCATGGCGTTTGACCTGCGTTGGTTTTAGCCCGGCATTGGCGCCGCTGGTGAACTGCAGGGTGCCGTAGGCAAACCAGTCAGCAACCTCGGTGCGCGACGAGTCGCGGCAGATCAGGCGGCTGGTGACGCTGGTCAGGCTGCCGGTGACGGTGATCGCCGCCAGGTCCAGGTTGCAGCGCTTGATCACCGGCCCGGTGGTGGCGCCGAAGGTCTTCTGGCAGCGGACGTTGTAGGTTTCGCCCACCGACTGGTTCAGCGCCTCGATCAGCACCATCTCTTCGACGATGAACTTGTCGTCGATCATCTGGGTTTTGCCGAGGATGCTGGCGGTGATCGGCTCTTCATCCTCGAGCGGGGCGGTAAACGAGGTGGCGAACAGGTAGCAGCGGGCATTGTCGTAAACGCCCGAGGCAATGGCCTCGCGGCTGATTCCGGCGGTGCCGAGAATGCCCTGCAGGTCAATGGCGCGCGGGCTCATGTCCGTGCCAGCCTCGTAGCCGCTGAACTCGTAGCCATGGAAGCTGGCGTAGACCGCGCCATTGCTCATGGCCAGGTCGACCGGGTAATGGGTCAGGCGCACGGTGGCGCCCAGCACGGGCACGATGCGCAGGCAAATCACACGGGTCTGCCAATCAGCGACTACTGGTTTCATTGGGCACCAGAAACGACAAAGCCCGCGCAATGGCGGGCCTTGGTGGAGTGAATTGGTTATGGGTTGAGCAGTTCGACCAGGCGCTGGCCGGTGATCTCGCGGTAGTCGCCATCGAGGGCGGCCACGCTGAACGCCGAGTCGAAGGCGCAGGGGATGTCGAACTCGCATCCGCCGGTGACCGCCTCGCCCGCGAGGGGCTGGGTCTGCACAGTGCCGCCGCTGGTGTAGGTGCTGAACGGCGTGGAGTTGATCGCCAGCGCGATCGATGTGCCGGTGATGGCGGTGACCAGCGCACGCATGCCGTTGATCTGGCTCATGCCGACCACGCCACTGATGGCCGCCGAATCACCCACCACAAAGCTGTGCGCGCCGATATCCAGCACCGCGTTGGCAGCCTTGCTGATGGCCGTGATCGCCCGCGACTTGTTGGCCGCCAGGGTGATGCGGCCGGTGGTGGCATCTACCGACCACTGCGCCGCCGGGTAGGCCACGCCGGCAACAGCCAGCGCGACCTTGCCAGTGAGCGGCTTGAACAGCGTGCGCCGCGGGCGGCCGATGGAGAGGCCGGGCTTGTCGCGGCCGTACTCCTTGACCAGTTGGTAGACACCGGCGCTGATCAGGTCCAGCGTGCAATCGGTGGCGGTGTAGGCCGACACGCCATCATTTGCGGTGGTGAAGTCATCCCAGGCCTTGACGCGAAAGCCGGCGAAGCCGCCGTAGGTGCGGTGAAACAGGCCGGCCAGCTGCAGCGCTGTTTCACTGCGCGGCTTGAGGAAGCCCACATCGAACGTGCGGTACGGCTTGTTGTTGATCAGCGACGGATAGCGGCTGCCGTTCGAGGTGGGGTGCACCTTGACGAAGTAGCTGTCTTCGGCCGACGCGCCGATACGGATGGTGACCGGCAGGCGCTCTTCAAGAAAGTGGCCCATCAGCTGTACCTCGCGCCGGCAGCAGACATCCGGGTGACCGCACGCTGCAGGGTGCTGGCGGCCTGGCGGGCTTCCTGCGCATTGCGGATGCCGGACAGGTCGAAGTTGTAGACGTTGCCGCCACCACCGGCAGGCATTGGCGAGACGCTGCCGCTGTTGCCGGGGATCATGTACTGGCGCCCGCCGCTGGTGAACAGCTCAGGCCGGTTGTACTCGCCGACCTCATACATCTTGCCGGCCATGGCTGGGCCGCCAACTGCCTTGCCGCCGCCGAACAGACTGCCCAGGGCGCCAACCCAACCATCACCGGTACCACCGACGGCAGCACCAAACATGCGCTTGGCCAGGTCGGCGGCCACGGCCTCGGCGATGATCTTCTGCATCATGGTGCCAAAGCCCTGGAGCATGCCGTCGAGGCCGTCTGCGAACGGGTCAAAGATGAAGTCCGCCATGGTTGACTGGATGTTCTTGGCGGCGCTTTCCCAGACGGCGCTGATCTCGGTGACGGTGTCTTCGTTCTTGGTCTTGGCCTGGTTCATCTGCTCATCCAGGGCGCCGACGGTTTTGTCGTAGTTCTCCTGGCTGATGTCGCCTGCCAGCAGGCCCTTGCGCAGGGTTTCAACTTTCTCCTGGTATTCGCCCAGGGCCTTGGATGAATCGGTCCAGGTACCCTCCTGCACGCGGGCGATCTCGGCGACCAGGACGGCGTTGTCCTCCATGGCTGTTTTGTTTTTCTCGAAGGCGGCCACCTGCTCGAGGGCGGCGCGGGCCGAGGAGAGCTGCGACTCGGTGGCGCCGTCCATGGCCAGCTTGTACAGGGCGGCCTGTTCGCTGGTCATGCCGAGCGTGTCGGCCTGCAGTTGCAGGGCGGCGACCTGGCCATTGATGGCGTCGGCGGCGCGCTGGGTGGCATCGGCGGCGGTCTTGGTGGCGGCGGCCTGTTCATCCGTGGTGGTGGCCGTGCGCTTGATGGTTTCATGCAGGCGCTTGGAGGTTTCCGCCGCCTGCTCGCCGGCCTTTTTGTACTCGCCGGACCAGAGCTTGTTGAGGCGATCAATAGCCGCCTCAGTGGTGTCGGTGTAGTCCGTGGCACCGGACTTGATGGTTTCCCAGGCGCCGGCAAAGTCACCATGGGCGGCGGATACCAGGGCGGAAGCCGTCGCGCCGATGGCATCCCCGGTGGTCTTGAAGGTGGCGCCGATGACGATGCCGACACTGGCCAGCCCCTTGAGGACGCCGGCCATGACGTTGGCGGACTCTGCCGCGGCATCCGAATTGGTCGACAGGTCGATCAGCAGGCCGGTGAAGTCGTTCATCACCGGCAGCAAATCAGCTGATATCTGACGGGCCATGCCGTCTGTTACGCCGCCCATCGTCGTCAACGAGTCGTTGAACTGCTCGGCTGCGCTGGCGGTTTCCTGGCTGACCACCAGGCCCAACTGGCGGGCCTGGGCGGTGAGTTCCTGGATGCCTTGAGCGCCGCTATTTAGCAACGGGATCATCTTGGCGCCGGACTTGCCGAACAGCTCCTGGGCCAGGGCCGACTTGGCGGCGCCGTCCTGGTAGCCGGCGAACTTGTCCGCGACCTCAAGCAGCAAGCCATCCGCCGACTTCAGCTCGCCGTTGGCATCACGCACAGCAATGCCCATGTCGGCAAATGCAGCCGCCTGGGATTTGCTGCCGCGGTCGGCCTGGTCGATGGTCTTGTTGAACTTGATCAGGGTGGAGGTCAGCGCCTCGGACGAGACGTCCGCCAACCCGGCGGCGTACTCCAGGGCGGTCAGCGACTCGACGCTGATGCCGATCATCGCCGCGCTTTTGCTGGCGGCATCAGCAGCATCGATGCTGCTCTTGATCCAGCCGGCAAAGGCGCCGGTGGCCAATCCTGCGACAGCCGTGCCGATCACCGCGCCAACGCGCTCCATGCGCTTTTTCATGTCGTCGGCATACTTGTCGGACAGGCGGCTGGCCTTGCCGAGGTCAGATGACAGGCGCGCGGTATTAGCCGCCAGATCGATCGTCAGCGTACCGAGAGACATAGGGTTTCCTCACCGAAACAGCGCGTCGATCGCTGCCGAGTGTTCGTCGGGGTCGTCAAAATCAAGGGGGGGTAGCGTGTCGGTCTGGATTTCGTGTTCGACCTGGTAGAAGGCCATCCACTCAACCAGCTCCGGCGCGCTCATGGTTCGGCCCAGCTGGCCGACCGTCATGCCGAGGTCGCGGGCCAGCCGGAACAGGAAGAACCGTTCCGGCCGGCACCTCAGTTTTTTGCGTCGTCCTCGACGGCCTTGGTCGAGAACTTGTTCATCACCAGAATGGCGTCACTGAGCTGGCCGATAACCTCGGGGGATTTCTCCAGCAGGGCCGGAACGTCGTCCTCGGTAAACAGCCGGGTGCCGCTTTCGTCGGTGATCGACATAACCACCAGCTTGGCCTGGATGATGGACCAGCGCCGGCCAAAGCCGGCCGCATCGCCCTCGGCGCGGCACTTGTGGGCCTCGGTGAATTCCGCCAGGACGGTGGCGCGGTCGCCGGCGCCAAGGCCGGTGAGCGTCACCGTACCGCCCCACTGCTCTACCGGAACCTGCTGCTGGGGGCGGTCGAAGTGCTGGAGGATCTGTTCGCGATTAAGCACCCAGCACCTCCACTTTCGGGCCACTGATGCGCACCGACAGGCTGCCGGCGTTGGAGCCGTCAATCGCGCCGGTATCGGTCAGGGCTTTGACCAACCCGTTGAAGACCTTGATGTACTTGTTGCGCTTGTGGATGCGGAAGTAGCGGGCGGCGCTGTCCGAGCGCGCGGTCTGCATTTCGATCTGCGCGGCATCATCTTCGACGTAGTGCAGGTCGCAGGTGAAGTTGCCAGGGTCGGCCAGGCCCAGGCCGAACTCTTTCTCTTCGGATACCAGGGTGGTGATATCGCGTTCGGCGGCGCCCGGGTCGTCGAAGTTGTAGGTCTTGTGCTGCTGGATTTCGAGGAACACCTTGGGCGTGGCGGTACCGCCCGAGGCGTAGGCGGTGAAGCCGGTCGAGGCGATGTTGACGGTGAAGGTGCCGGCGGCGATGGCCGTCACCACACCGGTCAGGCCGTTGATCTCGGTCATGCCCACGACTGCAGCGAACTTGACCACGTCGCCGACCACTCGCGTGTGCGCGGCTGCCGTGCAGACGGCGGCGGTGGCCTTGGTGATGCCGGTGACAGTCGTTACAGTGCCGACCTCCCCGAGTTTCTCGATGTAGAACTTGGTCCCTTGCGAGGACACGGCGCGGCTTTTATTGGCCATTTTCTTGACTCCAAAAAAAAGCCCCGCGTGAGCGAGGCAGGGTGTGATTCAGGGGTGGTTACAGTTACAGCGTGTCTTGCCAGATCGAGTAATCGAGCGCGACGTAGTGCAACTTGGTGGTCGGGTCGTACAGGTCCTGGTCGCCGTTGAAGATGGCGTCGAACAGCACGCTGGCCTCAACCGCATCCTGCGCGGCCTGGGCAATTTGCTTGGCCTGGGCGTAGCTGGGTGACCAGCAGGAGATTTGCATTCTGGCGTTGCGCAGGGTGCCGGGCGCGACCAGCGAGCCAGCGCGCTGACCGCCGACCAAGGCAAAGGTCACGTACGGGCGCGACTCACCTTCCGGCATCACGCCGGCGGCAACCCGCTGGCCGACCAGGGTTGTGAGCGGCGCGGCGGCGAGCAAGGCGGTGCGCAGGTCTGACTCGATCATGCGGTCTTGCTCCCCTGCTCTTTGGCCAGCTTCTCGGCGGTCTTTACCACGCGGCGCTTGGCGAACTCTTCGAAGCGGCGCAGCGCGGCGAACTTGTTGGCCTCAAAGGCTGGGCGCAGGAAAGGCGCAGCGGGCATATTGGCTGTGCCGAACTCCAGGAAGATCCAGTAGAACGGGTCAGCCGGGTTGCGCGCGCCCGCCCCGCCGCCGTCCTTCTTGAATGCCGCGATCTGCTTCTTGCCGAGCGGCTTGACGCCGATAAACACGCCGAGCTTGTCCTGCTTCGAGCGGCGCACGGTGATGGCATCCTTCACTGTGCCGGGCTTGCGGTAGGGCGTTGGCTCTTGCAGCACCTTGACCCTGGCCTGAGCATCCTTGCGGATCACCTGGGCGCCGGCACGCAGGGCGGCACGCAGCACCTTTTCCTCAAGCCGCCCTGGCAGGCGCGCCAGGGTGGCCTTCAGTTCCGACAGGCCTCCCAATTTAATTTCATCAGCCATTGGTCGGCCCCTCTTTCGCAAGCAGCTCCAGACTTGCGCCCTGCTCACGCGGGTTGATTGCGGACTGAATGTCAAACACCCGGGTGCCGAACAGAATGCGTTGGGCGGTGGTGATACCAGCCAGGTACCGCAAGCGAACCCGGTGCGTGACCTCGCCCTGCAGCTGCTGGGCCGCCAGCAGCTCACGGCCACTGATGGGCTCGACGGAGGCCCACAGGGTGGCCACGTCATCCCAGCCGGTCAGCGGCTGGCCGAAGGCATCACGGCCGGTCTTGGGGGACTGGAAGGTGATGCGGTGGCGCAGCGGACCAAGTCTCATGGCAAGCTCGGGATGCAATAAGGGGCCAGCAATGCATCAACACCCAGTGGAAGCTCGATGGCTTGGCCTACGGTTACTGCCTCACGGTTCTGGTCGAGGTGGCCAACGATCAGCAGCAGGGCCGCAACAATGTCGTCTGGAACCACGTCATAGCCCGCGGTGAAGTCGATCTTCAGCGACTGCGGCTGGCAGCGCGCCGCAGGCCATGACGTGCCGTAGGCTGGGGAAATACGACCGATCAGGCCGGTATTATCAACCTGATATCCAGCAAGCGGCTGCTCTACCCCGTTGATGTCGGTGTAAGTGAATGCCGTGACAGCCTTCAACGGAGGAAGCGGAACCTTGATTACTCCGCAAGGGAAGGCGTCCAAGGTCAGGCGCCAGCTCTGGGTTACCAGGGCGCGGTAAGTAATGTGCTGAACCTGGGAGGTAGCTGCGCTGATCAGGCGATCGATGGCTGCGTCTTCATCCGCACCATCAATGCGCAGGTGCGCCTTGGCAACGGCCAGCGCGACAGGCTTAGAGGCCGGCGGTGTGATCAGCTGCAGCCCCATGGTTATTCCTGACCTTCTTCAGCAGCCGCCGGTGCATGCTCGATCAGCACAGCGCCCTCTTCGATGAGGTAGGCAACCGCCTCCTTGGCATCGTCAGCAACGCCGGCTGCTACCTGCTGCTTGGCTTGTTCCGGGGTGAACCCCACCAACTGGTTGCCGGAATAGCTGACGCCATCCACCGTTACACCGGTCAGCATGCGCACCGGAACAGAATCTTTCTTCGCCATGATTGGCTCCTTTCAAACTGGGATAGGTGAAACGAGACGGGCAAGCGCCCGTCTCGCAAGGGCCGCTTAGGTCGCCGAGTTCTGGTAGTACTTCACCGAACCGGTGTCGACCAGGTTGCCGCCAGAGCGCACGAACGCAAGGAAGCCGACCTGCCCCTTGGAGGCAAACGCCGAGTCATCGAAGCGCATCAGCTGCACGCTCATGGCGTCACGGATGATGTATTTGCTGAGGTCGCCGTAGATGATCGACTTGGCGTTGGCGGCCATGACCGGCATGTCGTTGTTCAGCGCACACTCCTTGCCGAGCAACAGGTCGGGGGCGCCAGCGGTGATGCCAGCCTCATAGCCAGGAGTCCAGACCGGGCGGCCGGCGGTGTCTTTCAGCTTACGCAAGGCCTTGCGGGCGTTCTGCGAAAACATGAAGCGGCAGTTGCCACCCATCTGATAGGCGTCATCCACCGATTCCAGCAGATCAACCAGGTCGTCATAGATGACGCTAGTGGTCTGACCAGTGGTGCCGACCTTGCCCGAGCTGGCGCCGGTGACGATGCCGCGCGGCTGGCCGGTGCCGGTGCCAGTGGTGAAGTGTTGGTTGGTGATGCGACCGATGCGCCGCACGATCAGTGCGCGGACAAAGGCCTCGATATCAACCGAGCTGTCCTGCAACAACTCGAGCGGCACAGTGACGATCTTCGAGCTGTACTTGAACACGTTCAGGCCGACCGTGCCAAACGACGGGTCAAGCGAGGCTGCCTGAGCGTTTTCCGCCAGGATTTCGCCAACCTCGGTGGTGCTGTCGCTGGACGGGAACGACATGGGGTTGCCTTGGGCCGTGGTCAGCAACTGAGCCACCGCACGCATGCCGCCAAACGCCTTCAGCGATTCGATCAGGCTACCCGCCACGGTTGTCGGGACGGTATAGCCGCCCTCGGTCGTGGTGGTGGTTGACATGGTGTTGTACAGCTTGGCTGCCTGCTCGGCGCTCATACCGCGCTCGCCGCGGCGCATCCATGTATCGAAGATGCCCATTTCTGACAGCAGGTCTTCGGTATCCTTTTTGCCAGCCTTCGGCTCGCGGGATTTGAAGTGCTCATCAGCGGCCAGATCGAGAACCTTTTGCTCGCGCTCGATACGGCCATCCAGATCGGCGATTTCACCGGTCAGGTTGTCGTACTTCAGTTGATGCTCCGAGGTCCATTTCTGGTCCTTGGTTTCGTCCAGCAATTTGCGCGCCTCAATGGCAAAACCGTTGCGGCGCTCGCGCAGTGCTTGAATGCTCATGCTTTTTTCCTCAGGCATAAAAAAACCCGCCGAGGCGGGTTGGGTTTTCGCGATGGCGCGAGGCCTATGGCGCGATTCGTTCAAGCAGGCTCAGCCGGCGCTCAATGGCAGCGCGGTCGTATTCCGGCTCGGGTTGCTTAGTCAGTGCGGCAGGCGCATTGCCGTAGGCGGCAAGGTTCCACTGGTTCTTCGCGGCCTTCTGGCCTTCTGCGATTCGGTCAACAAAGCCTTGGTCAAGCGCCTCCTGGGCGGTAAACCAAGTGGTATCGGCCATCCACTGCGCGATTTGCTCTGCGCCTTTCCCGGTCTTGCGCTGGTAGTCCGCAACGATGGTGGCGTCGACCTTCTGCAGCAGTGTGGCGGTTTCGGTCAGGTCGGCAGCATTGCCCATGGCAATGGTCCAGGCGTTGTGGATCATGAAGAACCCACCGTCAGCTATTTCCACCTCATCGGCGGCGAGCGCAATGTAGGTCGCGGCGCTGGCGGCCTGGCCATCAATGTGGGCAATCACATTGGCCTTGTGATTTTTCAAGGCCGTAGCGATGGCGCGCGCGTCGAAGACGTCGCCGCCTGGCGAGTTGATCCGCAGGTGAATGGTGTCAGCATCCAGAGCGTTCAGCTGTGGGACGAACTCCTTGGCAGATACCCCGCCAAACCAGTCATCACCCACAATGTCGTAGAGGTAGACGGTGGCTTCGCGCCCGGCCTGTTCGATGCGGGCCTCACGCTTGGTGTGCTGGTTGTTCAGTGCCAGTTGCATCAGTTTCATCAGGTTGCCCCTTAGGTTCGTTGGCGGCGTCTCGGCTGGATGCCACGGAAAGCGGCAGTTCATCGCCACCATCAACGGGCGGCAGGTTCTTCAGGCGGCGCGCTTCGTTGACGGTCATCCAGCCTTGAGTGCCTGGGCCGCCAAGCGCCTTGGCAATCACTTCAGCCTCGGTCTTGCTGTCGCCGGCCAGCAGGCCGTCGCGGTTGAATTCGACGAAGTAGCGCATGGAGCGCGGCCAGAGTTTGCGGTTCAGTTCTTGCTCGATTCGGCGCAAGTGTGGTCCGAGGGTGTAGCGGACGAAGCCGATCGACATTTGCTCGATGCCGCTGCCCCAACTGGTCGAGGCCGATGTTTCACCGATCATGTGCGGAGGCACGCCGAAGGCGCGGGCAATCTCTACCACCTGGAACTTGCGGGTTTCCAGAAGCTGGGCATCTTCTGCCGACAAACTGACAGCCTGGACCTCGCCGCCATTTACTAGGAGCAGCGGCTTGTGCCGATTGCCCTTGCCGACGTAGCGCTCAGTAAACTGATCACGCAGCTGGGTTTGTTGCTCCGGAGTCGGCGCCACATTCTGCGGGTAGGTGATCACCATCGACGGGTTGGCGCCGTTGCTGAAGAACTCACCGGCGAACTCATCAGCGGCCAGCGCTGTGCCAACCGCCTGGCGTGCGGCGTAGCGGATGACCGACTCACCCTTGGTGCCGTCGAAGCCATACCCTGGAAAGTGCAATACATCGTCGCTGAACAGGCCGTACTGGCTCTCGCCATCGTTGACGAAATACACCAGCTCGCCGTTGCGTTTTTCAATCTGCACGCACTCACGCGGCAGCGGCATCAACTTGACCGGGCGGCCCGTCCGGTCACGGATGATCTGCGCCAGGCCGTCACCACGCATCAGCATGGAGGAAATCATCCACTCCCAAAACGAACAGGCCGTCAGGGTTTGGTAGGGGGATTCATTCAGTAGCCACCAGAGATCATGGTCTGCCTTGGTGCGCCCCCCATCATCCGAGCGCTCATAAATAGGCAGCGGTAGCAGCGATACCGCCCCGGCAATCAGCCGAGTGCAGGAATACACCGCGGCGCTGCGCTTGGCCGTTTCGGTCGAAACGACCACGCCGGCAGATGAGTGATTGGCGCCGAACAGATCGGCCCACTGCTCACGGCTCATGTCGTGCCATGACTGGCTGCTGTCTTGGATCTTGGCAAACTCCTCACGGAGGGATGCCAGTTCTTTCTCCAGCCTTTTCGATTTGCCGAAGTTGAACATCAAAGCACCATAAAAATGTCGTTGAGTGGGGTTTCCACTTGCTCTCCACTGGCAGCCGACACGGCCATTGCCAGGGAAACCATGCCGTCAATCCGGCCGGTGGTTTTTGCCTTGGTGAACTTGCGCCCGCCAGCAGGATCGCTGACGGCTACCGCGTTGGCGGCGCACATGGTCAGCACCGGGTGCATGCCGTGGCGCAGCTTCTTGGCCAGCAGCCTCGACTCAAGCTCGCGCAGGGCCGGCGACATGCTGACGAAGCCCTGGCCAAATTCTTTGAAGCGCTCAAGCTCTTCGGGGCTGAACCCAGCTCGCTCCAGCCAGGGCTTGAGGAAGCGCATGTTGTATCGGTCGAAGTTGAGCAGCCGCACGTCGTAGCGGTCGAACACACCACGTAGGTGGTGCGCCACAAATTCGTATTCAATCGCCCGGCCCGGACAGGTGTTCAGGTGGCCGTCTCTGGCCCACTGGTCATACGGCACGCGGTCGGTGCGCGACTTCTCGGCAAGCCCTTCCTCTGGCAGCCAGAAGGTCGGCTCGACGTCGCCGTCTTCGCTGACCAAGACCAGCGCCGTCAGGTCGCTGACACTGGATAGGTCGAGGCCGCCGTAGACCTTTTTCCCTTCCAGGGTGTCGGGCGGCGCGCCGTTTTCCGTCCAGATCGAGCGGCTGATAAATGGGCTGCGGGCCTCGACGCGCTGATTCAGGATCAGGTTTCGGTAGGCTGGCTCGCGGCTCGGCAGGCGCTTGGCGTCCGAGGCCTGGCGCCGGACCTCTTCCTTGTTCATGAAGTCATCAAAGTGCGGGTTGGCCGCCTTGATGGCTTTCTCGCTGAACGGGTCCAGGTCGAGTGGCGCGGTGCACAGCTCAACCTTGTTGCGCGGGTCGGCGCCGGTCAGGGCATCGTCAATCAGCAGGCTCAGCAGGTCGGCGTCGGTTGGGGCCTGGGTGCTGATGATGATCGACAGTGGGTTTTCCTGGGCGGCGCTGGCTGTCTCTAGGGCCTCGTACAGCTGCGAGCGTGGGCCGACCACCTGGCCCAGTTCGTCGTGAATCATCAGCGCCGGGCTTAGACCAAACTTGGTCGCGGCATCGGCGCTGAGCGCCTTGTAGAAGGTGCCAAGTTCGCCGCACAGCAACTCCTTGGCGGTGTCGCGGATGTTGACGTACTGCGACAGATCGGGGCTCATGCGCACAACCTTGGCCGCCAGCTCAAACAGGATGGCCGCCTGGTCACGCGACTGCGCCGCGCTGTAAATCTGAGAGTTGGCCCGCGCCTCTGGGCCGCACAAGTGCAGCAGCACGATGAACGCGGACAACGCGGTCTTGGCGTTCTTGCGCGCCATCGAAAGGATGAATGTGCGGGTCGGTGTGTCGTAGATCCGCTTCAGCCAGCGGCGCTGGTGTCGAGTCAGCTTGACGCGCTGGCCGACCATCTTACCTTCCGGGATACAGCAGAAGGATTCGATCCACTGAATGTTGCGCGCGCCCCTGGTCAGTCGTTTCCGAGCTGCCATGGTTTGCGTCCCTTCGTGGTTGCTACCGCTTTATCTGCGCGGACAAGACTCTGTTGTGTGAGGCGCATCGAGCGGAGCAGCGCATTGATGGTTCGGGTTTCGCGCTCGAGCATGGCGCCGAGCAGGTTGTATCGTTTCAGGCCGTCGTCATCAGCCATCCAGGCTGGGTCAAAGTCCATCAGCTGCTGGTCGACAATGTCGGCCATGACCTTGTGCCGGCAGTACTGCGTCAGCAGGGCGGCATTCTCAGGACCGAACCAATCGGCCGGACGGGCATTCACTACCGTGACCCACTCGGCCTTCTGCGCCGGCGTCAATCCGGGCGGCGGCGAGAGCCGCGAGTCGATCCCGATAGGTGTCGCCACGCCCAGCGAGGCAACGGATTTCCTGCCTCGTTCTGCCATGGCGATTTACCAAAAAACTACGGATTAATGATGAAAATGGACTGGGACCGGTCCTAGAGCGGACGGGCGTGGACTTTTGACCTACCCCCCCCTTAGTTCCAGTGGTGCGAGCGGTCGAGTGGCACACCATCAAGCCCGCACCCAGGCAACACGCCGGTGCGCTCAAGCTTCTGCTTTGCCGAGTCGTGACAGGTTTTACAGAGCGACTGCAGGTTGGCAGGATCGAAGAACAACACCTCGTCACCCTTGTGCGCCTTGATGTGGTCAGCGATGCGAGCGGCAGTGATGCGGCCTATCGCCTTGCACAGACAGCAGAGTGGGTTATCCCTGAGCTGGATAGTGCGCAGCCTGTGCCACGCCTTGGTGCGGTATAGGTGATGCCAGTCAGCCTTGGCCATCAGGCTTTACACCCAGAAACTTGACGGTGACAGCACGTGCGGCCCAGTACCCAACCTTGTGCACATCAGGCTCAAGGCCCGTGATTCGACTCATCAACACCACACAGCCCACGTAATAGCGCCACCACCAAGCAACCTTGACCGTGGCCCTGACGGTGATCCTGGCCATTACTTACCAGATGCCTCGCGCAACTCTCTGATCATCGCCAGCAGGCTTCTGCCCTTGCTGGCCTCGGCATAAGCAAACCAGCTGCGCACCAAAACCCAAGCAGGCAGGCCGGCAACAAAATGGAATCCACCCAGAGCGATCTGGCCATCCATCGTGCCACCCCAGGCGGCGATGCCAAGCCACTGGATCAGCGCAGCACCACCACACAAGGACGAGACAACCGTGCTGATCATGGCAACCATCCACTCGCGGCTGGTCTTCGGCATGGTCATCGACATCACGACGATCACCACCAGGACCGCAAAGGCGGCAGGGCCGAACAACTTGCCCAGGGCGTAGCCGCCGGCGGCCGTCGATGCGGGCTCGGTCATGTTGTGGATCCTCATGGGGTGAATACTCCTGAGTCGGCCGACCCTGGCAGTAGAAATAAAAAAGCCCGCGGGTGGCGGGCAAGACGCGGTGATAGGGAACCGCGTGAGGCAGAAACGAAAAAGCCCCGACACATGGTCAGGGCTTTTCAAGCGGTAAAACCGCAAAGTAGCTGGAAATCTACGGTTCTTCCCCGGTCCTGTCAAGCAGCCTCTCTTCGATGTTCAAGGGCACCATCAATCCACGCAACGCCAGCCTTCCAAAGCTGGCGGGTCTTCTCCTCACCAAAGCCCAGCCGCCGACCAACCGCGGCAAATGGCGCACCGCTGGTGTAGTACCTCAACACAACATCCGCCGCCTCCGCATAGCGCTGGCCAAGACGGCCAACCAGGCGGTCGATCAGCAGACCCTCATCGTCAGTGATCATCGGCGTCGGTCGATCACCAACGGACTGGCACCCAGATACGCCAGAGCCTTGAATGACCCACATCCCCCACTGCTCCAGCATTTCTTCAGTATCACGAACGCGCCCCATCGTTCAGCCCCCTCAGTCCCCAGTCCAGTTTCCACCGCCCGTGCCGGCGCGGTTCTGCCTTCCAACATAATCGTTGCCTGGGCCGCCGCCCTGGCCTTGCCGCTCGGCCTGCTTGAGCGCGGCCGTCAGCCGGCGGCGCAACTCCACCACGAGCACCAATGGATCCAGCGCCTCGCCCGTATCGCCATTCACAATCCCGCCGCCATGGCAGGCCGCGCAGGTCATGCGATGGAAGATGCCCTTGATCACGCCGACACCCTGACAAATCTCGCACCGAACGATCTGCATGCTGGCCGCCATCAAAATTCCTCCACCTGCCAGCCGGCAGAGTTCCGACCCTTGGTGATGCCAAGGAAGCGGAATGGGTACATGGCTGCAGCCACCTTCGTCTTGACCCTGGCGTCATCCGTCCACACGCCCTTGACCTCATGCACCTCAAGCTGACCGTCAGCAGCCATCACGAAGAAGTCAGCCGTATAGAAGGTGGCCGCAGCCAGGCGCAGCTTCACCCCTTCGAACTTGTACCAAGCAATCTCCCCAGCCATCAGCCGGCGCTTCAGCACCTGCTCATAGGCGGATTCGGTCTTGTTCATGGTGCCGACTGGTAGGCGACCAAGGGCCTGCAACCTCTGCTTTGCGCTCATCTTCATCCTCTACCCGTGAATACACTGGAACAGGCTGGAGTGGCCGCAATGTCTACGCTCGCGCCGTTTTGCGGAGATGCAGCAGCGGCAGCATTTATGCCGTGCGCAATTGCAAAACCACATTCATCAAGGCGCGCATGCCATAGCTCAAGCGCCTCACGGCAGCGTCCTGCCACATCACGGGTCAGGTAGGTTTCGGCCGTCTTGCCCAGGCTGTGGTTGATCAGCCGCTCACCAATGAAATGATCCACGCCCAGCTCAGATAGCGAGGCGCGCATCAGCTTGCGCAGGTCATGGCTCGACCACTTGCCGCCTGATATCGAGCGGAACATTGAGTGAGCCGTAGTGGCCGACAACCGAGCGCCACCCCTGACAGGGAACACCCAATCACCCTGGGCGCGGGCATCAGGCAGAGCTGCCCGATAACGCGCCAGCAATGCCAGCACCTGTGGTGTCAACGGCAGCTCATGCAGGCGACTCGACTTGTTCGCAGGGATCACCCAAAAGCGCTCAGCTCTGGAGATGTGCGCCCAGGTGGCCTTGAGTGTTTCCGATATGCGCGTGCCGTGGGCAAGCATCATCAAAGGCAGCAGGCCGTTCACAGGGTCTTTGTCGAAGGCCTCGGAAAGCTGCTCAACCAATGGCGGCAGATCGATGCGCGACAGGGCTGCCGGCTTGCTTTTGATGGGTGCGCTGTCGAAGTCCTTGAATGTGATCGAAGCCATCGGGTTGATCTTGATGCGGCCTGTTTTCTCGGCTGTCGCAAAGGCCCGACGCAGCACCTGAATAGCCTTCTGCTGCGTGGCCGGCTTCTTCCCATCCCCACCCATCCGCCAGATCAACTTGTCATCAACCACACGCCGATCAAGCTTCTTGATGGCCACACGCCCCAAGGCCGGGAGAATGTTCACCCGGGTCATGGAAATCACGTTCTTCCTGTAATCGGAGTTCGCCGGATACTTCTGCTCGACCCGCCGCAACCACCACGACAACACATCACCCGTAGTGCGCAGCTCGCCCGCCTTCACAGCCATCAGGGCTTCACCTGGTCAGCAATCGTGAAGTGCTTCGGCGCACGATCAGCATGCATATCCTGAAGACAGGGCACATGCTGGGTCAGGCCATCAATCAGCGCCCGATAACCCCCAGGCACCTGCCGATCATCGACCAACAATCCAGCAGCCTCGGCATCCACCACAATCGCCAAGCAGGCCAACGCATGCGACAAGTGCGGCAGGCCGCTGTCAGGGTCAACCGACTCACCCTCAAACCATGCGTTAAGGTGCCGGCTGGCGGCGTCAAAGTAGATCGAGGCGCGCACTCCGCTGACCCGCCAATTGGCGCGCCCATACTTCAGCGCGCCATCCAGCAAGCCAAGGCACCCCATGGCCGTTGCCGTGGCTGGCCACAGATGCAGCGGCAGCTTTTGCGAGCCGATTGCATCCTTCGGATTGGTGTCTTTAAGCCCAGCAGCTAGCATCGTCACGCAACACCCCTTGCATTGATGGCGGCCATATCGGCCAAAATTACGATCTGAACAGCCTCCCGATCAGCGCAATACTCAAACGGCAAAGTGCCGCCAGGGCGTGTCACGGGGTAGCGTTTATCCGGTAGCCGGCACTCAGCCACCGTGTATCCGCTGTCAGTAACCCAGCAGTGCGGAGTGACGCGCCCGTCGCGGTCGAGCTTCGGTTTCCACTTGATCGCCTCAACCACGCACAACCTCCGGTAATTCCATCCAGCCTTTCAGCGTGTGCTCGTACTCAGTCACATAGCTCGGGTCGTCTTTGCCTTCGCAAAGGTTCCCCTCAAGCTGTGCCGTCACCCACTCACCCTGGTATTCGCTCCACTTGGCCACGACGGGCCAAGGCCAGCCGGCATCAGCGAGAATCTGCCGATCTTTCGGCGCGGTTTCGGCTGGAAGCCACTGCGATTGATCAGCCATAAACACCCCCATGGCCAACGCCCAAAACAAATGCAAGCGCCACTGCAGATCCAGCGCAAAGAGCGCCTGCCAGGTCTTTTGCCTGGCAGCCCGCCCAGTAGGCAAAAAGCAGAGCCATAACAATCCCGCGCAGCGGTTCAAGGCCTTCCATCACACCACCTCCGCATTGGGCCAAATTGATCGAGCAACAGTCAGCGCGTCTTCATCGTCATCCATCAGGATCATCGAGAACGGCGGGCGGGCTGGGAGTAACACTTTCCAGCAGCGCTTACTCATTGCCTGCCCTCGCCCGCTCAGAGCCCCAGTCGAACACCAGGGCGATGCCGCCGTTCTCGCGCAGGCGGTCGACGCAGCGGTCACCCAGCGCAGCAGGCAATTCAGCGGGCATCAGGTTGGAGATCACAACCGTAGGGCGCAGCTCTTCGTAACGGCCATTGATGATGGCGAACAAGGTTGCCTGTTCAAACTCGGTTGGCTTGGTAGCGCCAACCTCGTCGATGATCAGCAGCGATGGCTTAACCAGG